CCATCAACAACTATGCGTGTTCGCAGACTTCGTGATGGTTACGTACAGGTTATTGGAAACAAGGTTGTATACTTCCGTAACTTTGGAGCAACGAATCCTAATCCACTTGGAACGGACCCAAGACCAAATGAGATTATTCACTTTAAAGAATACTCACCTCTAAATACATTCTATGGAGTTCCAGATATTCTTTCTGCAATTAATGCTCTTTATGGTGATGCTTTGGCTTCACAATACAACATTGATTTCTTTAGCAACAAAGCAGTCCCAAGATATGTAGTAACTCTTAAGGGTGCAAAGTTATCTCCAGAAGCAGAAGACAAGATGTTTAGATTCTTGCAGACTGGACTCAAAGGACAAAACCACAGAACATTATATATTCCTTTGCCAGCCGACTCAGACACAAACAAGGTTGAATTTAAAATGGAGCCTATTGAAAACGGTATCCAAGAAGGATCATTTAGAGACTACCGCAAGTCTAATCGTGATGATATTCTTGTTGCTCACCAAGTTCCTCTTTCAAAGTTAGGTGGATCAGATTCAGCAGCAATTGCTGCAGCCCTAGCACAGGATAGAACTTTCAAGGAGCAGGTAGCAAGACCAGCACAACGTAATCTTGAAAAGATGATTAATAAGATAGTTCGTGAAAAGACAGACATTGTTGATTTTAAGTTTAATGAACTTACCCTTACAGATGAAATCGCTCAATCTCAAATTTTAGAACGATACATTAAGACACAGATTATGGTTCCTAATGAAGCAAGAGAAGTTCTAGGTTTACCACAAAGAGATGGAGGAAACGAGCCTTTCCAACCTAAGCCACAAGATACTGCAAATGACAACGCAGATCGTGCACGGGATGGAGAAAGACTAAACAACCAATCCGATGGGTCTGCTACAGTAAGTGGTAGAAATCCCAAAGGTGAAGGACGAGCATCTCAATAGTTGAGATATCGTAAAAAAAGGCTCTATAATATACTTGTGACTAATATCTTCAAAGCCCATTGGAATTCAGATGGGGATAACATACGACTATCTATGCCTCTAACAAAGGTTGACAAAGAACGTCGAATTGTTTCTGGTTTTGCATCATTAGATAACGTTGATAAGCAAGATGATATTGTAACAGCAGAAGCATCTATGGATGCATTTGCAAAGTTTCGTGGTAACATCAGAGAAATGCACCAACCATCAGCAGTAGGAAAGATGGTTTCATTTAAAGAAGATAAGTATTTTGATCCAGAATCAAAGAAGTTTTATAAGGGTGTTTTTGTGTCTGCCTATATTTCAAAGGGAGCACAAGATGCATGGGAAAAGGTTATTGATGGAACATATACAGGATTTTCAATTGGCGGAAGAATGAACAAGTGGGATGATGCTTATGATGAGAAGTCAGATAAGTCAATTAGAGTTATTAAAGAATATGATTTGGTAGAGTTGAGTCTTGTTGATTCCCCTGCTAATCAGTTTGCAAACATTGTATCTGTTGAAAAAGTTGACGGAGTAGATGTTATTAAAGTTGACGAAACAGTTTTAGAGAATGTTTTTTATGATAAAGAATCAGGCCTTGTAATGGTTTCAGAGAATGAATCTGAAGTTAGTCCAACATCAGGTGAAGATATGGTGAATATAGGTTTCGTTGAAAAAACGGATAACGAAAAACTAAATATGATAAAGTTCTTAGTCGATAGTGCTAAAGGCATTAATACTTCTAAGATTAACAAGGAGGCAAATCCTATGGCAAAAACAACAAAAAACGTAACAGAAGAAATCGTTGAGAAATCAGAAGTTGCAGTTGAAGCAGTAGAGATCGCTCCAGAGGCAGTTGCCGTTGCGGAAGCAACAGAAGCAGTCGAAGAAGCAGTAGCAAAGTCTGATACAGAGAAAGCAGTAATGCCATCTCATGGTAAAGATGATGCTGAAGAAGATGCAGAAGAATCAACAGAAAAGGCTGCAAAGCCAATGACTGATGAAGAAATTGCACTTGCTGAAGAGGCTGAGGCAAAGAAGCCAATGGCTCCTAAGTCAGACGAAGTTACTGCAGATGCAGATAACACTGTCGATCTTAACCAAGCCTTTAGCGATCTAGTATCAACAGTAAAATCATTGCAGGCAGAAGTAGAAATGCTTAAGTCTTCAAAGGTAGATGTTGAAGTAGCAAAAGAGTCATTTGAAGCAGTTGCAAAAGATATTGCATCAGCAACAAATACATTCAATGAATTTGGTAAGCGAGTGGAACTTGTAGAGCAAGACACTGCTTTCCGAAAGTCTGGCGATCTCGGCGAGATAGTACAGAATCAGCCTGAAACGGTTGAAAAATCCCTATGGGGCGGTAGTTTCCTCAAAACAGCCGATCTATTCATTTAGAAAAAATCACAGGAGGTGACAATATGTCGGAACAAAATATAGAAAAGAACCAGCCTGGAACATCAGGTCAACTTGGTGGCACAGCCCCAGGTTTGTATCAAGGACAAGGAGCATTTGCTTCAGGTTCAGATGCAGGTTCAAATGTACCAGGTAATTACACTGATGGTGGTGTATTGGGTAATATCCCAACAGCACTAGCAGGAGTAAACTCTGGTCCAAATGCAGTTAACCCTTCAGGTGAGGCTGGATCAGGTATCCTACGCCCAGAGCAAGCACGTCGTTTTATCGACTACGTGTGGGATGCTACCATTCTCGCCCAAGATGGCCGTCGTGTTACTATGAGAGCCAATACAATGGAACTCGAAAAGGTAAACGTCGGAGAGCGTGTTATTCGTGCAGCAGCGCAAGCAGTTGGCGATTACACAAACGCAGGTGCAACATTCTCAAAGGTTGAATTGACTACAAAGAAGATTCGTCTTGACTGGGAAGTATCTGCAGAATCACTAGAAGATAATATCGAAGGTGCACAACTAGAAGACCACATTGTTCGTTTGATGACAAATGCTTTCGGTAATGATATCGAAGACCTTGCAATCAACGGAACAGGATCTGGTTCAGATGCATTCCTAGGAATTATGAACGGATTCGTAAACCGTGTAAAGACAGACGGAGATGCTCATGAGTCAGTTGTAACAGTCGCTAATAACGCCTGGACAACAGATGTAATGCAGGACATCATCCTTGCAATGCCACGTAAGTATCGTGCTATCAAGTCTAACTTGAAGTTCTATGCTGGTACAGACGCATTCCAGGGAATCGTTAAGAATAACGGTACTCTAGCAGACGCAGTCGCAGAAGCATTTGCTTCTCAGGCTGGCGGTACTCCAACAAATCGTCAAGCATATCTTGACGGTGGAGCACAGACATTCGGTGGAGCACGTACAACTCGTGTCCTAGGAATTGACGTACAAGAAGTTCCTTACTACCCTGCAGGATATGTCGACTTGACATTCCCACAGAACCGTGTATGGGGCTTCCAGCGTGATATCACTGTTAACCGTGAATACAGAGCAAAGAAGGACACTGTAGAATATACAGTATTCGTACGCTTTGGACTTCAATGGGAAGAACAAGATGCTATCGCATTCGCTGATGCTGCAGCAGACGCATAATCTGTAAACAGTAAATTTTAGGGGGAGTAGGAGTTAGTTCTCCTGCTCCCCTTATTAACTTATAATGATATAATACTATTTAGGAGGAAATAATGGAAAATATAAATGAAAATCCAGCAACAGAGCCAGAAGTATTTGAGACTCCAGTAATTGTTGAAGAGCCAATTGTTGAACAATGGCATCCACCAGTTTTTGAAGAACCAGTACACGTAGAGCCTGCAGTGGAAGAAGTTCCTGTTGAAGCACCAGCAGAAGTCATTCATGCACCAGCATATCCAACAGAGCCAGAAGTTCAGGCTTTAGGAAATGTAAACGGAGCAATTGGTGTAACAACTGCACCAGTAACAAGAAAGATTTCTTCAAAGAAGTCAACAGAGCCAAAAGAAACAGTTGCACTTAGATCTACAAAAAATGTAACTTGGCCAGGAGTAGGCAAGATCTACAACGGTATCAATATTGTTGAAAAAGATGCTGCTGATCAGTGGCTAACTCGTTCACATGTTACGCTTGCAACACCAGAAGAAGTTGCCAAGGAATTTGGTAAGTAATTCATGGAAATATTGAGGGTTCCGCCATACGAAACAATTGCAGTAAATTTTGTTGTCCCAGCAGGGTACATCAATGTAGACATCTATGCAAGAGTTACGGACATGGCGGATCTTTCAATCCAGGATATAGAGTTTTTAGATTCATCTACAGGAGATGATTTAGAAATTTCTCTTCCTGGAAGATACGACAATAACTACAGAGTAGAACTTTTTAAAATTGTTAGCGGTACAGAAGTTTTAATCTACGAAGAGTTTTATGAATTAATAAGACCATATGTAGATCCAAATACATTAGGAACAACAGCATCAGAAATTGCTGAGTACACAACTCTAGAACTAGTAGCAAGATCAATCATTGACACCTTTGCTACAGATGGATTTTATAATAAAAAAATTACTTTAGTTGAAACTGGTAACGGTTCCGACTACCTTCATTTATGGAACAAGGCTTACAGAGTTTTTAAAGTATACGAGAATAACGAACTAGTCTATGACAGATCGACTCCAGATACAAATAAATATGATTACGCAATAACATCAGACAAGACTGCAATACAGAAAACCTATACTGGACAGTTTAACAGGTCTGAATCTACTGGACCAAATCTTATTTCTGCAAGAGGAGACCTTGGAGAATATGGTTATGGAGGGGCTTCTTTCCCTCAAGGACATGATTACAAAATTGTTGTTGATCAGGGATATCTCACAGTT